GGGGAAATACTGGTTTAAACGGATGGCCGACGAGCTTGATGCTATCGGTGTGATGTCTCAGCTGGACGCCAGAGCCCTTGAGCTGCTGGTTGAGGCCTATACCGAATACCGGCATCACTGCGACACGCTTGAAGTTGAGGGCTACACCTACCGGACCGAAACGCAGAGCGGGGATGTGCTGATCAAGGCTCACCCCGCCGCCATCATGAAAGCTGATGCCTGGAAACGTCTGCGTGCCATGCTTGGTGAGTTCGGCATGACGCCAGCCAGCCGATCGAAAGTGAATGCAAAAGGTCCTGAAGCGGTTGATCCGCTGGCCGAGTTTATGAAAGCGAGGGATTAATGGCTAAGGTTGCAGAAGGCATCCGCTACGCCGAGAGGGTAGTGGCGGGGGAAATTATTGCCTGTGAGTATGTGCGCCTTGCCTGTCAGCGTTTTCTTGACGATCTGGCACACGGCGAAGAGCGCGGTATTTTCTTCAGTGAACCGCGCGCGCAGCACATTCTGAATTTCTATAATTTTGTACCTCACGTAAAAGGCGCACTGGCAGGGCAGCCTATTGAGCTGATGGACTGGCACGTTTTCATCCTGATTAATATTTTTGGTTTCGTGATCCCGCTGGTTAACGAGGAAACGGGAGAAACCGTTTTGCGTAACGACGGCAGCGGTCGTCCAGTAATGGTTCGGCGCTTCCGTACAGCAGATGTTGAGGTGGCCCGTAAAAATGCCAAATCAACGCTTTGCTCCGGCGTGGGGCTTTATATGGCTGGTGCCGACGGCGAGGGCGGTGCGGAGGTTTATTCCGCTGCAACCACCCGTGACCAGGCACGAATTGTTTTTGAAGATGCGAAGAATATGGTCAAGAAGGCGAAAGCCACTCTTGGGCGGATCTTCGAATTCAACAAGCTCGCTATCTACCAGGAGCAAACGGCCTCCAAATTCGAGCCTTTATCATCAGATGCGAACAACCTCGACGGCCTGAACATCCACTGTGCCATCGTCGACGAGCTGCATGCTCACAAAACCCGTGACGTCTGGGACGTTCTGGAGACGGCAACCGGCGCACGTCTGCAATCGCTGCTTTTCGGTATCACCACCGCCGGTTTCAACAAAGAAGGCATCTGCTACGAATTGCGTGATTACGCCATCAAGGTGCTGCGTGGGCTGGTAAAAGACGATACGTTTTTTGCCATCATCTACACCTTAGATGAAGGTGACGATCCCTTTGATGAAAAAGTCTGGCAGAAGGCGAATCCGGGGCTGGGTATCTGTAAGCGCTGGGATGACCTGCGCCGCCTGGCTAAAAAGGCGAAAGAGCAGGTTTCGGCCAGAATTAACTTTTTCACCAAGCACATGAATATCTGGGTTACCGCTGAGTCAGCCTGGATGGACATGATGAAATGGGAGAAATGCGAGTTTATCGCCCCGCAGCACGAACTTAAAACCTATCCCTCCTGGGTGGGCGTTGACCTGTCAAACAAAATTGATATCTGTGCGGCCGCTAAAGTCTGGCGCGCGCCAGATGGCCACGTTCATGCGGATTTCAAATTCTGGCTACCGGAAGGACGCCTTGAGAAATGTTCACGCCAGATGGCAGAGCTCTATCGTAAGTGGGCCGGGATGGACAAGCTGATCCTTACCGACGGTGATGTAATCGACCATGCTCAGATTAAGGAAGAGCTACAGCTGTGGGTTGCTGGCGAGAGCCTGAAAGAAATTGGCTTCGACCCGTGGAGTGCGACGCAGTTCAGCCTTGCGCTGGCAGAAGAAGGGTTGCCGCTGGTGGAAGTGCCGCAGACGGTTCGCAATTTCTCTGAGGCGATGAAAGAGGTCGAAGCGCTGGTATACGGTGGCCGCTTCCATCACAGCGATCACCCGGTGATGAACTGGATGATGTCCAACGTAACCGTCAAACCTGACCGGAACGAGAACATTTTCCCGAACAAGTCCACACCAGAGGCCAAGATTGATGGCCCTGCGGCATTGTTCACAGCAATGAGCCGCGTTCTGGTTAACGGTGGCAACGACCAGCAGGATCTCTCCGGATTCTTCAATAATCCCATCATGGTAGGTTTCTGATGAAAAAAAACAAACGGCCAGGCAGGGTTAAAAGTGCTCTGCTTAACTGGCTTGGTGTGCCTATCAGCCTGACTACCGGCACGTTCTGGGAGGAATGGTTTGGTACCAGCAGCAGCGGAAAGGTGGTAACGGCCGATAAAGCCATCCAGCTATCGGCTGTGTGGGCATGCGTAAGACTGTTAAGCGAGTCTATTTCAACCCTTCCGCTGAAAATATACGTTCGACAGCCTGACGGTTCGCGTAAAGCGGCAACCGATCATCCGGCCTATTCGATACTGTGCCGCCGACCCAATTCAGAAATGACACCATCACGCTTTATGTTGATGGTGGTCGCCAGTATTTGCCTGCGCGGGAACGCCTTCATTGAGAAGAAATTCATCGCAAACCGCCTGGTTTCGCTGGTGCCTTTGCTGCCGCAGAACATGGTGGTTAAACGTCTCACGACCGGGGCGCTGGAATACAAATACACTGAAAACGGTAACGAGCGCGTCATTCCCGTCAAAAACATCATGCACATTCGCGGGTTCGGTCTTGACGGTGTTTGCGGCATGATGCCGATGAAAACAGGCCGGGATGTGATCGGTTCTGCAATGGCGGTTGAAGAGTCCGCGGCGAAGATATTCGAACAGGGCCTGCAAAGTTCAGGGTTTCTCTCTTCTGATAAAGCCCTGGATGATACTCAACGTGAAAAACTTCGCGGTTACATGGCGGCGTTTACAGGCTCAAAAAACGCCGGGAAAATCATGGTGCTTGAGGGAGGCTTGACGTACCAGGGCGTAACCATGAACCCGGAAGATGCTCAGATGCTCGAAAGCCGCGCCTTTAGCATTGAGGAGATCTGCCGCTGGTTTCGCGTTCCGCCTTTCATGGTCGGTCACACCACGAAGCAAAGTAGCTGGGCATCCAGTCTGGAGGGCATGAACCTCCAGTTCCTGACGCACACCCTGCGCCCCCTGCTGGTGAACATAGAGCAGGAAATAGGACGGTGCCTGCTGGACAGCGATGATGAGGTGTTCGCGGAGTTCTCTGTAGAAGGACTGCTGCGCGCCGACAGCGCGGGCCGTGCTGCGTACTATACCAGCGCGCTCCAGAATGGGTGGATGTCCCGCAATGACGTGCGCCGTCTTGAGAATATGCCACCGATTGAAGGGGGTGACATTTACACCGTTCAGCTCAACCTGACGCAACTGAAAAATCTCGAAAGCAGCAATCCTGCTGTTCAGGCTCTGGCCCTGAGAGAACTGCATAACCACATATTCCCTGACATTTCCTTTGAACAATCTCCGCTGAAACAGGCCGCTTAGGAGCACTTTCCTGATGAGCAAAAAACAACTTCCGGCAGCACCGGCGGGTCGCCCCTGCGCGCGGGTCACCTGTGAAACTTTACCCTCCGCCATGGAACGCTGGGATGGCGGGATCAAAGCTGCGGTCACCGACGACAACAGTATTTCTGTTTTTGATGTGATCGGGCAGGACTATTGGGGTGAAGGCGTAACAGCCAAACGTATCGCCGGTGCGCTACGGGCGATGAATGGCGCCGACGTCACGGTCAATATCAACTCCCCTGGCGGTGACATGTTCGAAGGCCTGGCAATCTACAACCTTCTGCGAGAATACGAAGGCCGTGTGACGGTGAAGGTGCTCGGAATTGCCGCCAGTGCCGCCTCAGTCATTGCGATGGCCGGGGATGATATTCAGATCGGTCGTGGTGCATTTCTGATGATCCACAACTGCTGGGTCTATGCGATGGGTAACCGCCATGACTTTGCGGAACTGGCACAGTCTCTGGAGCCATTCGATAACGCTATGGCAGACATCTACGCGGCGCGTTCCGGCCTTGATATGGCAGCTGTTCAGAAACTGATGGATGCCGAGAGTTATATCGGTGGCAGTGACGCTGTGGCGAAGGGACTGGCAGACAGCCTTCTTTCTGCTGATGCGGTCAGTGATAGCGATGAATCACCCGCGGCCGCGCTTCGAAAACTTGATGCGCTGCTGGCTAAAACCAACACCCCGCGCTCTGAGCGCAGAAAACTCATTAAAGCCTTATCCGGTGGCATGCCTGGCGCTGTCACCACCAACGACGGTACGCCGGGCGCTGCCGAAGATATCAAACCTGAAACCCTCAATTCACTTGAAAGCGCTCTTGCGGCGTTAGTCAAATAAGGACCCTTTATGTCTGAAGTAAACGAAATTCTGAAAAAAGTCACTGCCAGCATTGAAGAGGCAACCGGCAAATTCAACGCGAAAGCAGAAGACGCACTCAAAGAGGCGCAGAAGTCAGGCAGGCTGTCAGAAGAAACAAAAGCTGCCGTTGATAAAATGGCTTCTGAGTTCAACGCGCTGCGTGAAGCTGAAAAAACCCTGAAGGCCGCAATGGGCGAACTGGAGCAACATGTTGCCCAGATGCCGCTTGCAAACGCGAAAAAGGTTGTCGAGTCCGTTGGCCACCAAGTGATCTCCGCTGAAGCCCTGAAAACCTTTGCTTCCAGCGTGGAAGGCGGTAAGCGCATCAGCATCCCGGTTAAGGCTGCCCTGACTTCGGTGGATGTGCCTGATGGTGTTGTAGAGCCACAGCGCATGCCGGGTATTGATACGGCACCGAAACAGCGCCTGTTCATCCGCGATCTGATCGCTCCAGGTCGTACGTCCTCCTCAGCTATTTTCTGGGTGCAGCAGACAGGCTTTACCAATAACGCGAAAGTGGTTCCTGAAAATACGCAGAAACCATACAGCGAAATTGAGTTCACGCCGAAAATCACTGGCGTCAGCACCATCGCGCACCTGTTCAAAGCCTCAAAGCAGATCCTGGATGACTTCGCACAGTTGCAGTCCACTGTTGATGCCGAAATGCGCTACGGACTGAAGTATGCAGAAGAGCAGGAAATTCTCTTCGGTGATGGTACCGGAGTTCATCTGCACGGCATCGTTCCTCAGGCGTCAGCGTTCAATCCGGCGTTCACTGTCGAACAGCAGAGCGGGATTGACGATCTGCGTCTGGCAATGTTGCAGGCACAGCTGGCACGCTTCCCGGCGTCTGGTCATGTTCTTCACTTCATTGACTGGGCGCGGATCGAGCTGACCAAAGACAGCCTGGGTCGTTACATTCTGGCGAACCCTGCGGCGCTGACTGGTCCGACTCTGTGGGGCCTGCCGGTTGTTGCAACGGAAGCGGCAGCCTTCCAGGGTAAATTCCTGACCGGTGCATTTAACGCTGGTGCGCAAATCTTCGACCGCGAAGATGCGAACGTGGTTATCTCCACGGAGAACGCCGACGACTTCGAGAAAAACATGATCACCATCCGTTGCGAAGAACGTCTGGCGCTGGCTGTGAAACGCCCTGAGGCGTTCGTGTACGGTTCATTCAGCGCCGGCGCGGGTAGCTGATAACTATTGCGGCCTTCGGGCCGCTTTTTTCGGGGCAAACAAATGCTTGATCAGAATGTGGTGAAACAGCATTGCCGCATTGATACCGACTTTACGGGTGATGATGCTCTGCTGGCGATTTACACAGGTGCAGCGGCCCGGTACGTCCAGACATGGACGCGGCGAACGCTCTATGAAAAAGAAGACAGCCCTGGCTACACAGACGACCCGGACCCGATTCTTCTTAATGACGATGTGAAGGCGGCCATGTTACTGCTGATAGGTCACTGGTACGCAAACCGGGAAGCAGTGAACATCGGAAACATTACGACAGAAATTCCTTTCGCCGTAGAAGCACTTTTGCAGCCATACCGAATTTACGGGGTATAGGAGGGGTTATGCAGGCCGGAAGACTGAGAGACAGGGTGGTAATTCAGAACATCACAACATCGCGTGATCCTTCTGGTCAGCCTGTTGAAACGTGGCATGACGGTGCAGAAACCTGGGCAGAAGTAAAAGGTATCAGTGGGCGAGAACTGGTAGCCGCTGGTGCTGAAACCGCAGTCGCCACCATCAGGGTATGGACACGATTTCGTAGCGATATAACTGCTGCGTCAAGACTCAGGGTTGTGACTGGCCCGTTCAAGGGAGTCATTTTAAATATCATTGGTCCGCCGATACCTGATTCTCGCGGCATTCAGCTCGAAATTCTTTGTAAGCAGGGGATCGAAAAATGATTGAGACGAGCCTCGATTTTTCCGGCCTGAAAGACATCGCAAAGGATCTGGAGGCGCTTAGCCGCGCTGAAAACAATAAGGTTCTTCGTGATGCCACGCGCGCCGGCGCGGAAGTGCTTAAGGAAGAAGTGATCGCACGTGCACCGGTACGCACCGGAAAACTGAAAAAAAACGTGGTGGTGGTGACCCAAAAAAGCCGCCGTCGCGGGGAGATTTCTTCCGGCGTCCATATTCGTGGCGTTAACCCGCGCACCGGTAACAGCGATAACACGATGAAGGCGAATAACCCGAGAAACGCCTTTTACTGGCGCTTTGTGGAGCTGGGAACGGCCAACATGCCTGCGCATCCTTTTGTGCGACCCGCTTACGATACGCGCGAGGAAGAGGCCGCCAGCGTCGCTATTGCCAGAATGAATCAGGCTATTGATGAGGTATTGAGCAAGTGAATGAAGATGATATCTACGCCTTGCTTTCTCCCCTGGCGCAAGGACGGGTATATCCCTACGTTGCACCATTAGGTAGTGACGGAAAGCCGTCTGTCTCGCCACCCTGGATTATTTTTTCCATCGTCGATCATGTTTCCGCTGACGTGCTGTGTGGCCAGGCAGAGAGCAGGGTTTCCATTCAGGTAGATGCTTACTCAACCTCCATCAAAGAGGCGCGCGCGCTCGTGGAAGATGCTCTAGTGGCGCTACGGCCACTAAACCCGACGGAGGTCGCCAGGCTCCCCGGATACGAGCCCCATCGACGACTCTACCGCATGACCCTCGATTTCAGGGTTACCCCCTGACAATTAATTCACCCAACGAACCCGCCTGATGGCGGGTTTTCTTTTTCCAGGAGACAGCTATGTCTGCACTTTATGAAAAATCGCAGCTGACGAAGATCCTTATTTCCTCTCTGCCAGCCACCAAAGAAACGATGGATTCCGCAACCTTCCTCGATCTGAGTTGCACCATTAAAGAAATTCAGTTCACCGGTGGTCAGAAGCAGGATATCGACGTAACAACGCTTTGCTCTACCGAGCAGGAGAATATCAACGGTCTGCCTTCTCCGTCAGAAATCTCTCTGTCCGGTAACTTTTACAAGAACCCGGCGCAGGACGCCTTGCGCGATGCGTATGACAACGATACGACCTACGCTTTCCAGGTCATTTTCCCGTCGGGCAAAGGCTTTAAGTTCCTGGCTGAAATCCGCCAGCACACATGGTCTTCCGGTACCAACGGCGTAGTGGCGGCAACGTTCTCCCTGCGCCTGAAGGGTAAGCCTGAAAACATCGAATCTGGTTCCTGAGGGGTTGCATGAAAAATATTAAAAACCTCGCCCTGGCTAAGATGTCGGGCTTTCGTCATAAGACGGTCTCCGTTCCTGAGTGGGAAGGCGTCAAAGTGGTTCTCCGTGAGCCGTCAGGTGAAGCCTGGCTGCGCTGGCAGGAAGTGGTGAAAGCGGGAGCCGACGATGAAAATGTGTCGGTATCGGAAAAGGCGCACCGTAATCTTTGCGCTGACGTGGTGCTCTTCATTGACGTCCTGTGCGATACCGATAAGCAACCGGTATTCAGCGTTAACGAAGAAGAGCAGGTGCGTGAAATTTACGGACCCGTACACTCACGCCTGCTCAAACAGGCGCTTGACCTGATTAACAACGCGGACGAAGCGCGGGAAAAGTCTCAACCCCCGGCGTAAAGTTTCTGATGTCGCTTGCGCTCCGGATGGGGCGCACGCTCTCAGAACTTCGGCAGAACATGACGGCAAGCGAGCTTCTGATGTGGATTGAGTACGACAGGCAAAGTCCGGTTGGCGATATCCGTGGTGACATTCAGGCAGCCCAGCTCGTCTCTGCCATCTACGGCTCGCAGGGGGCAAAAGTACCGCTGGACGATGCGATCCTGCGCTGGGGTGGTGATGAGCAATCAGCACCAAAGGACCCGTTTGCAGGGCTTGAGGCTGCACTTACAGCTGCAACTCAGTGACAAATCTAGTACCTGGGTTTAGCATTAGCATGAATAATGCAATCAAGGTGCAAAAATGAAAAAGTTAATTATAGCCGTCATGTGTTTGTTTTTTATCAGCGCGTGTAAGCCTGAGAAAAATGATTTTATTAAAAATGGCGAAAACATCGTCAGAAAGAAATTAAATAACCCAGATGATGCTAAGTTTAACGCTGAATATTTTAAGTATGGTGATAATGCAGCATACGTTTGTGGTGATGTGACTTACAAAAAAAATAATGATGGCACAAGTTATCGTAATAAATTTTACGTCTATGTCGAGATTATTGATGGGAAATTAACAAGTAATGGTTCAGCAGTGGTGATTAAAGAGGACGACAAGGCATTTCTTGAGGTCTATAAGACGCTTTGCAGGTAGGGCAATTTTATTCAATACGAAGCTCGCTATGTGCGAGCTTTTTTATTTGGTGAAAGCATGGCAACTCTTCGCGAACTGATAATCAAAATCTCTGCTAACTCCCAATCGTTCCAGTCGGAAATTTCCCGCGCCTCACGCATGGGGCAGGATTATTACCGAACCATGCAAAATGGTGGCCGCCAGGCAGCGGCAGCGTCAAGAGAAACTCAGAGGGCTTTAGCTGATTTAACGGGGCAGCTTAATTCTGCAAAGGCGTCTGCTGTTGGTCTTGCTGGGGCATTTGCAGGAGCATATGCCACCGGGCACCTTATTTCTTTGGCTGATGAGTGGAGTTCAGTTAACGCCCGGTTAAAGCAGGCATCAAAATCCTCCGATGACTTCAACGAGTCACAGCGTGCACTGATGGATATTAGCCAGCGAACCGGAACCGCATTTTCAGATAACGCCAGTCTGTTTGCGCGTTCAGCCGCTTCTATGCGTGAATATGGCTACAGTTCAGAAGAGGTTCTTAAAGTAACCGAAGCTATCTCAACGGGGCTTAAGCTGTCAGGCGCAAGCACGTCTGAAGCCAGTTCTGTAATCACGCAGTTCAGCCAGGCTCTGGCGCAGGGTGTTCTGCGTGGCGAGGAATTTAACTCCGTCAACGAAAATGGCGATCGCGTTATTCGCGCGCTGGCATCCGGAATGGGGGTGGCCAGGAAAGACTTAAAGGCGATGGCCGATCAGGGGCAGCTTACCGCTGATAAAGTTGTTCCGGCTTTAATCAGCCAGCTTGGAGCGTTACAGGATGAATATGGCGCGATGCCGCAGACTGTTGCATCAGCAACGACCAAAATTGAAAACGCATTTTTGGCGTGGGTAGGTGGTGCAAATGAGGCCACGGGGGCGACAAGTGCGCTTACCGGTGCATTGAATGCTATTTCAGACAATATCAATACCGTTGCCTCTGCTGCTGGCGTGCTGGCGGCCATCGGTGGTTCAAGATTTATTGGCGGCATGATTGGCGATCTTGGAAGCCAGACGGCGCAGTTGGTCGAAGCGAGGAAAAACGAAATAGCGCTTGCGGCCGCCAGGGCGAGCACGGCCACGCAATCACAGCGCAAGGCCGCCGCCGATGCTGTTGCTGCTGAGCGGGCATATCAGCTTGCTCAGTCAGAGCTTGTGCTGGCAAAGAATACTAATGCTGAGGCTACTGCCACTCAAAATGCCATAGCCAAGCGCCGGGCGATGATTGCAGCAAATACGGCACTGGTTCAGTCAAACAGAGCCGTTGCAGCCTCTCAGCAGGCACTTAACTCTGCAACATCAGTACTGGGGCTTGTAAAAACTGGCGCTACAGGCCTGCTGGGTCTTGTCGGCGGGTTGCCTGGGTTGTTGATGCTGGGGGCCGGTGCTTGGTACACGATGTATCAGAATCAGGAGCAGGCACGTCGCTCCGCCCAGGAATACGCAGGTCAGATTGATGAAATCAGGCAAAAAACCTCAAAAATGTCTCTGACCGAGACGGATGATAATCGTGGACAAACTGTTGAGGCTCTCGTTGAACAAAATCGTTTGGTTGATGAGCAAGCTAAAAAGGTTGGTGAGCTGAAGAACCAGATCGACGATTTGAATTCATCGCGTGGTAAGCCGGGTATTACCAGTGAGAACGATGCAAATATCCTTAGAGCGATAGCTATTGTTACGGATCAACTCGCTGTTGAAGAGGGAAAATTGAATGACATGCGAGATAAATCTCGCGGCATACAGCAGGCTCTCGAAGAAATTGAGCGGCGTCGTAATGATTTAATACGCGAACAAGCCTGGCGACAGAATGCGGTATATCAATCGATGATCATGATGAATGGTCAGCATACTGAATTTAACCGTCTGCTGGGTCTGGGAAATCAGCTATTAATGGCTCGGCAAGGACTCGCTAACATCCCGCTCAGACTTCCTCAGGCAGACCTCGACAAAAAGCAAACCGATGCCCTCGAAAAGAGCCGCCGGGATCTGGAGTTGTCACGCCTGAAGGGGGAGGCCAAAGAGCGCCTGCGGCTGAGTTATGCAGCCGATGACCTGGGGTTAACCAGTGATCCACAATTCCAGACTGGACGTCAGGAGTTGATTAATAACGGTCTGGCTGAATGGCGGAATAATGAGGCCAACAAACCCAAGGCGAAGGGCGGTAAAACCGAAGGAGAGAAAACAGAGGATGTTTATAAGCGCCTTATCAAGCAGCAAAAAGAGCAGATCGCCCTGCAAGGTCAGAATACTGAACTGGCGAAGGTTAAATACCAGGTCAGCCAGGGCGAACTTGCTTCTCTGACAGAAGCCCAGAAAAAGACGGTATTGCAAAATGCTGCGCTGATTGACCAGGTTAAATTGCGTGAGCAACTGCGAAATTACGAAGCCAACCTTGCTGACAGTAACGCCAGCGCCCGCGCAGCTAATGAAGCGCAACTGCTGGGTTACGGGCAGGGTACCCGGTTCCGGGAAAGACTTCAGGAGCAGTTCAACCTGCGTAAGGAGTTTGAGCAGAAGAATACCGATCTTCTTCGCCAGCGCCAGGCTGGTGAAATCGACGAGACGTTCTATCAGCAGGGGCTGGCACTCAATAAGCGCTATCTCGAAGAGCGCCTGCGCGACCAGGAGGGATATAACTCAGCTTCTGATGCGCAGCGTGACGACTGGATGACGGGGTTGTCAGAAGGTTATGCGAACTGGGTGGACGAAGCTACGGATTATTCTTCCATGGCCGCTGACGGCATGAAGCAGGCTATGGGGGGCGCTGTCACCACGATTACCGACATGCTCAATGGCAACGTTGACAGTTGGAAGGACTGGGGCGTCAGCGTGCTGAAGATTATCCAGAACGTTCTGGTCAATATGGCTGTTGCTAACGGCGTCAGTTCAATGGGCTCCCTGTTCAGTTTTGGTGCCTCGTCAGCCGCTACCGCCAGCAGCGGTACCGCAATTCAGAATGCTGGCGCGAACTTTACCTTTAATGCGAAGGGTAATGTTTACGACTCTCCGTCCCTGAGTGCCTACAGCAACGGTATTTATCAGACGCCTCAGCTTTTTGCATTTGCAAAAGGTGCAGGTGTTTTCGGGGAGGCGGGTCCGGAAGCCATCATGCCACTCACGAGGGCACCTAATGGTGATCTTGCCGTTCGCGCGGTCGGGATGCCTCAGGTTTCTGGCGGTGCGCCTTCAGTTAACTTCGGCGATATCAATATTCAGGGCGGATCACCACAGGCGGCCAGTCAGGGAACCGCTGGTGCAGCCGGCAGGCAGCTGAAGGATGCCATCACTGGCGTCATTAACGAGCAGGCCAGCACGCCGGGATCGCCTCTGTGGCGTTTAATCAAGGGGGTTTAACCATGGCAGTCGAAACCTTCAACTGGTGCCCAAAGGTTTCCTCTCAGGTTGATACGAGTTTCCGTACCCGAAAAGCGCAGTTTGGCGATGGCTATGCGCAGGTGGCCGGAGATGGTATCAACCCTGTAACTCCTCAGTGGAGCGTGAGCTTTACCGGCGACGAGGATTATATTCAGGCTATTAAAAGCTTTCTGAGCAGGCATGCCGGGTGGAAGTCATTTATCTGGAAACCGCCGCTTGAGCCCTCAGGCTTATGGCGCGCGGAGTCCCTCCAGATATCTACCCACGGCAACAAGAAATACACCCTCAGCAGTACATTCACACAGGCATACCATCCATGAGCATTTCATCTGACGTCCAGAAACTGGAACCGGGTAAGCGCGTCCGCCTGATTGAGGTGGACGGTTCAGCGTTCGGCGCCGGTATTCTTCGCTTTCACAACGAGACAATCCCGTATACCGAGGCGGAAATCATCGCCGCAGACGGCGACGAGTCGAAGCTCGAGCCGAAGTCGGTGTGGTGGCAGGGGGAGGAGTATGGCGCGTGGCCTTATGAACTGACCGGTATATCTGTCAGCAGTGACGGCCAGAGTTCAAGGCCGTCTCTCACCGTCGCTAACATCAGCGGTACGATTGGCGCGCTATGCCGAAGATTTCAGGGTATGGCCAAAGCGAAGGTGATCATCCACGACACCTTCGCCCATTACCTGGACGCCAGAAACTTCCCTGACGGCAATCCGACGGCGAACCCCAGTGAGGAGCGAAAACAGGTTTATTACATCGACCGCAAATCAGGTTCAGACGATGAAACCGTAGAGTTTGAACTTTCCAGCCCTGCCGATCTGCGCGGGCAGCTCATTCCGACCCGGCAAATTCAGCCGATGTGCACCTGGTGCATGCGTGGCTGGTACAAAACCGGTAACGGCTGCACCTATACAGGGCAAAACGGCTGGTTCGATAAAGATGGCAACCGGGTGGACGATCCTTCACAGGATGTTTGTTCCGGACTGCTGTCAACGGGCTGTAAACCTCGATTTGGAGAGAATGAACAGCTGGATTATGGCGGGTTCCCCGGCGCTTCACTTCTGAGAGGCTAATCATGCGTGATAAAACAGTTACAGCCATTCTGGCACATGCCGCCGCGTCCTTCCCTGAGGAGTGCTGTGGTGTGGTTATCCAGAAGGGGCGGGTTGAGAAGTACATCCCCTGCAAAAATCAGGCTGAATCGCCGACTGAGCAGTTTGAACTTAACCCTGAGGATTATGCCGCAGCCGAAGAGCAGGGCACAGTAGTGGCGATCGTCCACAGTCATCCCGGTGATGGGGCGACAACGCAGCCGAGCGAGCTCGACATGCTGATGTGTGATGCCACTGAGATGCCCTGGGTGATTGCATCGTGGCCGGAGGGTGATATACGCACCGTTATGCCTCGCGGAGATCGCCCCCTCACCGGGCGCCAGTTTGTTCTCGGGCACGCAGACTGCTGGTCTCTCATCATGGACTATTTCCGCATCGAACACGGCATTGAACTGCCCAACTACAGCGTGGAACGCCACTGGTGGGAGCAGGGTGAAAACCTTTATATGGATAACTGGCAGGAATGCGGTTTCCGTGAGTACGACGGTCCCGCTCAGCCAGGTGACATGGTTATCATGCAGGTACAGTCCACTGTCCCGAACCACGCGGGGATTTTGCTTGATGGCAACATGCTCCTGCATCACATGTATGGTCAGCTAAGTCAGCGCATTCCCTACGGTGGCTATTATCGTGACCGTACCATCAAAATTCTGCGTTATAAGGATTTGATGTAATGGAAAAAAAAACCGTTATCAAACTCAGCGGCTCAATGGCTCAGCGATTTGGCAGGACGCATCGCCGCGCGCTAACCTCTGCCAGCGAAGTTTTCAGGGCGCTTTCAAACACCATTGACGGCTTTGATGCCTACCTGCGTGAGACCAGAGCAAAGGGGCTGGATTTTGTCATCTTCCGGGACCGCCGCAATATTGGTCACGAAGAATTTGATCTTCTCGGGCCCGGCGATGAACTTCGCATTATCCCTGTTATACGCGGTAGTAAAAGGGCGGGCCTCTTTCAAATTGTTACTGCTGCTGCAATTGCGGCCTTTACCTGGTGGAACCCAATTGGATGGGCCGCAGGTACACAAATGGCGTTATATGCCGCGGCTGGTTCTATGGCTGTTGGCGGTGTAGTGCAAATGCTTTCCCCTCAGGTTGCTGGTCTGCGAATGCGTCAGGATCCTGATAACAAACCCTCTTATGCGTTTGGTGGTCCCGTTAATACAACAGCATCCGGAAATCCCGTCCCCCTGCTTTATGGACAGCGCGAAATAGGTGGCGCGATTATTTCCGCCGGGATTTATGCCGAAGATCAGCAATAAACCAAACCACGCACTGTAAGCCACCTGACGGTGGCTTTTTTATGGACGCGATATGACGACGACAATCATCAAAGGCCGCGGTAAAGGTGGCAGCAATCAGACCCGAACGCCTGTTGAAGCACCGGACAGCATTCAGTCGATTGCCAGGGCAAAGGTGCTAATTGCTCTTGGAGAGGGTGAGTTCGCTGGCGGGCTTGATGGTAAAAACATCTTTCTTGGTGACTCATCTTCGTATACGCCTCTTCAGAACGCCGACGGAAGTTATAACTTCAATAATGTAAAATACGAGTTCCGTTCCGGCACTCAGGACCAGGACTATATTCAGGGCTTCCCCGGCATTGAAAACGAACTTCAGGTTTCATATGAGCTGAAACAGGCTGTTCCTTACGTGCGAGCGGTATCAAATACGCAGCTCTCTGCGCTGCGAGTTCGCCTGGGATGGCCAACTCTTTTGCTCCAGAAAAACAACGGCGACAAAGTCGGCACCCGCGTCGAGTATGCCATCGATCTTTCGGTCGATGGCGGGCCGTATGAAACGGTGGTTAACGGTGCCGTCGATGACAAAACTACGTCGCTTTATGAGCGTAGTCACCGCGTTAATCTTCCAAAAGCCTCGACTGGCTGGCAGTTGCGGGTTCGCAGAATCACGCCGGATTCCACGAGCGTGAATATCGTGGACACCATGCGCGTTGTAGCTGTAACTGAAATTATTGACGCCAAACTTCGCTACGTTAACACAGCGCTGCTGTATGTAGAGTTTGACGCAAAACAGTTTCCTAATGGTATTCCTCAGGTTGTGTGCAATCCGAAGGGGAGAATCATCCGTGTACCTGATACCTACGATCCTGAAACCCGCACTTACTCTGGTACATGGGAAGGTGTGTTTAAATGGGCATGGACGGATAACCCCGCCTGGATTTATTACGACATCATTCTGAACGAGCGTTTCGGGCTGGGTCAAAGAATCGACGCGACTCAGATAGACAAATGGGAGCTTTATCGCATCGCCCAGTATTGCGATCAGCTGGTACCAGACGGAAAGGGCGGCAGCGGGACGGAGCCGCGTTTTCGTTGCAACGTCTATATCCAGGACCGTAATGACGCCTGGACCGTACTCCGTGATTTGGCAGGTATTTTTCGCGGTATGACATACTGGGGCGACAATAAGATGTATGTCCTCGCCGATATGCCCCGTGATGTGTGGCATATCTATAACCACGCCAGCGTGGTTGAGGGCAAGTTTACCTTTGCGGACCCGAGTGAAACTACCCGAAACACCGCCGCACTGGTGAACTGGTCAGACCCGGCTAACCACTATATAGACACGCCTGAGCCTGTTTACGATAACGATCTGGCCATGCGCTTCGATTATCGTCAGCTCGAAATGACTGCAATCGGCTGCACCAGGCAGTCAGAGGCAAACCGTCGGGGGCGCTGGGCGCTGCTTACTAACGGTATTGGCGAGGTGGTGACTTTCAGCACAGGCATGGACGTTCCCCCTGTCGGGGAAGTGATCGGCGTGGCCGCTAATGAGCTTGCCGGAAGAACTATCGGCGGCAGGGTGAGTGCGGTTAACGGCCGCAACATAACCCTCGATCGCGCCGCTGATGTGAAAGCCGGTAACCGGCTGTTTTTGAACCTGCCATCAGGAATGGCTCAGGCCAGAACCGTCCAGGCTGTTAAGGGAAACACAGTCACTGTCACCACACCCTACAGCGAAACGCCGGAGGCTGAATGTAACTGGGGTGTGGATTCTGACGATCTGTATATAGCGCTTTTCCGTGTTACGGGAACGCGGGACAACAACGACGGTACTTTCGAAGTCACCGGGACGACTTACAACCCTGACATCTATTCCGCCGTTGATACCGGGGCAAGGCTGGACGAGCGTCCGATCAGTGTCATCCCTCCAGGGGTTCAGGCTCCTCCTGGTAATATTGTCGTTGACAGTTACTCTACGGTTAACCAGAACATTGCTGTTACCACCATGCGTGTTGCCTGGGATGCTGTTCAGGGGGCAGTTGCGTACGAGGCTGAATGGCGGCGTGACAGTGGCAACTGGATTAGTGTGCCCCGAACGTCTTCTCTCGGTTTTGAAGTGCAGGGTATCTACTCCGGACGTTATCTGGTGCGCGTCAGGGCGGTGAACGCCAGCGACGTTTCATCAGTCTGGGCAACATCAGCAGAAGTAAATCTTACGGGTAAAGTGGGCAATCCGCCGAAACCGGTCGGCTTCATCGCTTCCGATAATGTGGTATTCGGTATCGAGCTGAGCTGGGGATTCCCGGCGAACACCGACGACACGCTGAAGACGGAAATTCAGTACAGCCCGACCGGGACGGAAGACGATACGATGCTGCTGGCAGACGTACCCTATCCGCAGCGCAAGTATCAGCAGATGGGCCTTAAGGCAGGGCAGATTTTCTGGTATCGCGCGCAGCTGGTGGACCGCAGCGGAAACGAGTCAGGGTATACAGACTGGGTGCGCGGGCAGGCCAGCATCGATGTATCCGATATCACCGATGCGATCCTGGAGGAGATTAAAGATTCCGAGGTATTTAAGGATCTGATTGAAAGTGCTGTAGACAGTAGCGAGAAACTGGCCGAGCTTTCTGATGCAATTAAGGAGAACGCCGACGGTCTGGCTGCCGCCGTAGGTTCGAATAAGCAGACAGCAGAAGCAATCATCGGCAACGCGCTGGCTATTGCCGATGTTATCGTGCGCCAGACAGCCCAGCAGGGCGCTAACTCTGCGACTTTCGAACAGCTCCGGGAGGTGATCGCTACTGAGACGGAGGCACGCGTAACGGATGTTACCCGTCTTGAGGCAAAAACAGCGCAGAACGAAGCGGGAATTACCGAGGTAAGGCAGACTCTGTCAGATGAAGCTCAGGCAAGGGCTACTGCTGTTGATCAGCTCACTGCGAGTACTCAGGTCATTTCTGATAAAGCTGATTCGGCTTCGAGTAAAGCTGACGCTGCATCAGGTAAGGCAGATGCGGCCGAACAAGTCAGCTCGCAAAATACTGCTGATATCACCACGTTGCGACAGGTTGTCACCGACACGACTTCATCAATGGCATCCCGTCTGGAGGAACTGGGAGCAAGGACAGATACTGCCAGCGGCGGCATTCAGAGTAACTCCATCGCGCTAATAACGAGTACGCTGGCGCAGGTTGATCAGCAGGTGAGACTCAGCGCGCAGTACGGTGACAGTAAGGCCAGCATCGATCGTATTGATAATGTTATGGCAAGCGACAGGGAGGCAACAGCGCGTTCGCTGCTGAGTTTGCAGACTGACGTGAACGGCAACAAGGCAGCAATTAACAGCCTGAACCAGACGTTTTCCAATTATCAGCAGGCCACGGCCACGCAGATAAACGGCATCACGGCGACCATCAACGGGCACACTTCAGCGATCAGCACTAACGCTCAGGCGATAGCAAACGTTAGTGGTGACCTGAAGGCGATGTACAGCATCAAGGTTGCCGTGGACGCGAATGGAAAGCAGTATGCCGCCGGAATGGGGATCGGTGTAGAAAACACTCCATCGGGCATGCAGTCGCAGGTGCTGTTCCTGGCGGATCGCTTCGCCGTCATGGCGCAGGCGGGGGGAGCGGTTACACTGCCGTTCGTTATCCAGAACGGGCAGGTGTTTATCCGGGAAACCTTCATCCAGGACGGCACCATCGGCAACGCCAAGATTGGAAACTACATCCAGTCCAATGATTATGTGTCCGGCTCAAAGGGGTGGACAATCCCTAAAAATGGCTCTCCTGAGTTCAACAGCGGAACATTCCGTGGGGCGCTATATGCCAATAGCGGTAACTTTGGCTTCAGCGGGCCGAACAAGGCGACGGTGATAGACAGTAATGGTGTAACTATCAACCTGACCGGAGGCGGACGTATCGTACTTGGAGAATGGGAATAATATGCCAAGAGGACTACTGATTGACCTGAATGATGGTGGAAAGCGCATGGAGATAACGGCGGGTCTTCGGTGCCCGTCATTTGGAGCCTACTTTGACAGCGGCTACCAGAAAGCCAAGTACGCTGATATTGCCGGTTATGTTTCCGGGGCACAGGTGCTGTTTATCCCTCACGCGACGGCTTATCTTGATTCAGGGCTGCTTCATAAAATGAACTCGGTCACCATATCCGGTGGCCGTGTGACGCAGAACTCCACGATGAAGGATGTAAGCATCAGTGAGCGCGAAAGTACGTACACGTTCCCCGGTAGCCTCTGGCAGATATTTCCGTCAGGCCAGCGTAGTGGTGTGGGTCTTCTCATCAGCAACAGCACTGACTTCACCTCCATAACCAATGCCACGCAGTCAGGACAGTGTATCTGGAAGGGTACCGTCAATGTTCCCACTGGCGGCTGGGCAGTTCCCACGATAGCGGGGTACGACAAGTCCAAATATATTGTCTTTGGGCGCTGCAATAGCGGCAACACCGTCGATTTCGATGGCAACACGGTCAGGTTCTTCAGCCCTCCATCCACCAACGATGATGCTCCAACGACCGGCACGATAGATATTGTCATCTTTGCCAGTGGCGTGGCGCCGCAACCGGGCACCGGCCTCAACATCTTCAATGCAGCCGGGGCCTGCACGTTTTCAACGACAAAGCGGCCTTTCGTTTACCTCAATCAACTCTGGACGCCTTCGAAAAATGCCGTGAGCATCGGCAGCGGCTATGTTCCGCTGGGCAGGTTCGGGCTGATGGCTCACGAAGTAAATGGCATGTACGTGTATAGAATGTTCGGAATAAAAATACAGAACGGCAGTGCTTCAGTTCAGGGTGGGAAATATCTTGGGCGCGAGCGGTATGCAATTTTTGGTAATGACACGGTAACGCCACTGAACCTTCCCGTTCTTCCCGATATGTACGTTTGAATAAACTGTCTTTTTAATCAACCTCGCTCCGGCGGGGTTTTTTATTGCCTGGAGAAAACATGATTTATACCACTGGCACTATCGCCATCAGCGGAAACACCCTTACAGGTACCGGCACAAACTTCACTGCTGCTGGCTCATTAATTCGTAACGGCTGTACTGTTATTGCTATGACCAGCCCTGTGCAGGTATTTCAGATTACCGCGATTGGAAGCGCAACAAGCCTCACTGTTACGCCAGCGGCTAACCCAACTGTTCCCGCCGGAACCCGATTTGCCATTCTTCTGAGTGACAGTCTGAGCGTGGATGGGCTGGCGCAGGATATTGCTGAAACCTTCACGATGTACCAGCGCTACATGAGCGGCTTTGCTGATGTGATGAACGGGACATCTGATGTCACCATCACTATCAATGGCACTGCCGTTACCGTACCAGGTCAAAAATCTCTGGCGAAGAAAGGGGCTAACAGCGACATTACCAGCCTTTCTGGGCTGAAAACAGCTCTCAGCATTGAGCAGGGAGGGACCGGGGCAACGAATGCCGCTGACGCTCGCACAAACCTCGGTTTGGGAAGTAGCGCCACCAGGAACGCATACAGCTCGTCTGGCGATATGCTTTCCATAGGGGATTTTGGCATTGCTGTAAACGAGCCAACAGTTATGTCTGATTTTACTGCATCGTATAAGAATGAGCTTTATAGATGCCCGGGCAGCGCAACAAGCCTCCCCAATCCAAACTCAAATTATGTCTGTCAGAGCTACCATTACAATTCAACCAACAGGGTTGTCACAGGATTCCGCCTGGGCGGTCAGATAGGCTTTTATGCCAGGGGAATGGTCGGGGGGAATTGGTTGCCTCCAATTGAATTTTATTCAACTGCAAACACTACAAAAGCGTCCGATGGCACCCTTAAGGCGGCTTCACCTGTAGCTCGCATTGTTAAATCTAAGGATGAGAGCCAACGTTCTGATGTAGCAGAGGAGGGTTACAATTGGTGCGGCTGCGGTACGGCGAACACCGAAGCTGAAGGGATCAAAATCTCGCGGCTGGATGTTGGGGTGTATGTTCTTATCGGCTCGGCAGGCCTGGCATCAGAAGGCTGGCAGCTGCTGCCGCCAATGGACCCTGCCGGAATGGGAGAGCTTGGGATTGTTGAAGCTGAGCAGACAGACAGCGGTGGGCTGACGATTCGGCTTTTTAAGCGGAAATACATACTCAGCGAAGAAGGCGAAATTGTTAAAACGAAAGGGGCTCCTATAGATGTTCCTGCCAATAGCTGGATCGACGTTCGCCTCGATATGCCAGAGGATAGCATCTGGAAAACAAAAGTGCTGGAAGCTTCAATAGCCGGTGCAGATTCGACCCCAGAATAACCACCTTTAATTATTCGCCGCAGACTGTACATTACCTGATAGTCTGCGGCAGGATTGCTTCATTCAGACACCAGCCATATTTACGCAATTTGAAACAATCAATGACGTGAGTTATGCAACAAGGTCTGATTTGTGTTAATAGCTACTGCTCGGCCATGATGGGGTAACTTTTTACTTCCAGCTCTGTGGTTCTGGCCCCCGAAGGGACCAGTGTTGACGCCAGGGTTATACTTTGATTAAAAGAAGCGAATACATTTTTGATAGAGGTAATAATTCTCACATTGGTAATTAATTGTCTGATCGACTTATATTAACTGCTGGGTAAAGAAGAAGTAGGGGGATTGATAATAAAATGCAAAGCAGATAAACAAAAACGAATGCACCCCAGGATGGGCTATCAGCACCGAAATGATTATCCCATGTTTCTTTTTTCATTATTTTTAATGATAATTGCTCTAAAACATAGAAAGCAAAAGGAAGAATCACTGCGCCTATTGCTAAATAGGTAGCAATGTAAGGCATGTAAGGAGCGTAAGCAGGAAGTATTTTTCCTTCTCGTAAGCCTGTTAAAATTAAGTAAACAAGATAGCCGCAGCCAACTAAACCCCAAAGACAATATTTTAAATAATATTTTAAAGTCATTTTTTTATGGTTGAATGAGAACGTGTATTCGAGTGTATCTGACAAAATGGCTGGGGGCAATGGAGAGTAATTATATATTGATATCAACTTTCAAATAACCAGGCAGGGCGATCTGCCTGGTAAGCACTTTTATGGTTTCTGTGTCTTGAGCAGCTCTCTCAACTCTACCAGTTCCCCCTGCATATGCTGGATGGTAAGGGTCAGTTTGGAGATAGCACCCATTGGGTCAACTGAGAGATCATCGTTTTCGAGGTCAACCCCGGCTGGCAGGCCTTCGAAATTTCGCTTGTCATAAACGAGCTCAACGAACATAAAGACCTCCGGAAACGACTGAATTTTTAAAGAGAATTTATACTGGTTATTTGTACAGTGTCAACGGTTAGGTATATAGCATTTCAGAAGAGAGCTATGGGGCATGGATGGGGCAAAAAAATTGTTTTTGAGACGGTTTGGGGCATGAGTGGGACATTTTTACTCATATGAACTTTGGTGATTTTCATATGAAGTTAATTTTATGTCATTGATAATCATAAAGAATACACATGCTCTTGGGCGTTCTTTAGTGATTTTTAAAATTGCCGCGTCACGCAGTTAAAGTGTCGGGCATACTCTTCAAGGCTGGTAATACCCAGGCGCACCCATTTCGGGTGCGACCACTGGGGCAGGCCCACGTACA